GGATTAAAGGGGTTCATCAAAATCCTACAGAAGCTGGTTCGCGAAACAAAGCCAGATAACATTATCATTGCGTGGGATGGCCCCGATGGCTCCCGCAAGCGCAAGACTATGGATAAGAACTACAAGGCAGGCAGAAAGCCTATTCGCCTTAACCGCGCTATTCGCAACCTGACGGAGGACGAGGAGCTAGCCAACAAGATGTGGCAACAGAAACGCATCATTGAATATATGAATGAGATGCCTATCATCCAAGTGCTGATTGAACAAATCGAAGCTGATGACATCATTTCATATGTAACGCAAATGAGATATTACGATGGATGGCAGAAGATTATTGTGTCAAACGATAAGGATTTCATGCAGTTGTGTGATGATGAGACTATTTTGTGGCGACCTACGGTTAACGAGATGCTAAATGCGAATCGTATTGTGGAGACGATCGGTGTACACCCTCGCAACATGGCCCTGGCTCGCGCGATGGCTGGTGATGCATCCGACAATCTGCCGGGCATTAAGGGCGCCGGATTAAAAACCATTCAGAAGCGCCTTCCGTTTCTGGGAGAAGACAAAGATTACACAATTCCAGAAGTTCTGGACTACTGCATTAAAAGTACTAAAGGATCGCGTGTGCAGTTTTATGATAACGTGATCGAAAATAAAAAATTGGTGGAACATAACTATAAAATGATGCAACTCTATGCGCCCCAAATGTCTGTCCAAGCAAAGCAGTTTACACAAGAAGCTGTGGAGAATTTTGAGTGTGATTTCAATAGGACAGAGCTGATTCGCATGATGCGCGAAGACGGATTTGGTGAGTTAAATTGGGAAGATCTTAAGTCACAATTAAACAAGATCAACTACGAATGCACCAACAACGCAAGCGAATAAATTTGAATTCACCTTGACATTCAGGGAGGATCAGCTATAATTACAAAGATAACCAGAGGGCATTAATGAACGTAGAAAAAGCGAACTTCGGAAGGTATGGAAAGACCTTCCAAGAAGGGCTTGTTCAGTTAATTTTTGAGGATAGACCGTTCGCGGATCAGATCACAGAAGTGCTGGACATCAATTTTTTAGAACTTGAATATCTTCAAGTTTTTCTACGCAAGATAGTAACTTATAGAACGAAGTATAGCACTCATCCATCTTTGGATGCGATGATGACGATCGTGCGAACTGAACTTGAGAGTGAAGACGAAGTAACACAAAGGCAGGTGCGAGAGTATTTCGCGCGCATCCACACTCGCGAGCTTCAAGACAATGATTACATTAAGGAAACATCGCTAGATTTCTGTCGCAAGCAGAATCTTAAAGAGGCGATGATGAAGTCTGTTGGGTTACTCCAGACGTGTTCGTTCGATGAGATCTCTAAGGTGATCAATGACTCACTTAAACTTGGATCTGAGAACAACTTTGGTTATGATTACATGGCCGACTTTGAGGAGAGGTTTATGCCCAAGCACAGAAACCCAATCACAACTGGCTGGAAAGACATTGATATGATCGTGGGCGGTGGACTCGGTAAGAGTGAGCTGGGGGTTGTGATTGCTCCGACAGGCGCAGGCAAGAGTATGGTGCTGGTGCACCTAGGCGCAGCTGCATTGCGAGAGGGCAAGACTGTAGTTCAGTATACACTAGAGCTACAGGACACAGTGATCGCTAACCGCTACGATAGCTGTATTACCGGCTATCCCCTCTCGGACATCAAGAATTTTAAACAAGAAATATATGAAGAGATCAAGGACTTTGAAGGCAATCTGATTATCAAGGAGTATCCTACGAAGTCGGCATCTACCAACACAATCCGCGCTCACCTCTCTCGCCTAGTTAAGCGAGGCATAAAGCCGGGCCTGATTATAGTAGACTATGCCGATCTTCTTAAGCCTGTGCTGGTCAGAAAAGAGAAGCGAAACGAACTGGAATCTATTTACGAAGAGCTACGCGCATTATCTACGGAGTTTCAATGCCCTATCTGGACAGCATCACAGACAAACCGATCAGGATTAAGCGCAGAAGTAATCACGATGGAGCAGATCTCCGAGGCCTTCAACAAGTGCTTCGTGGCTGACTTTATCTTCTCTGTCTCTCGCACGATCGAGGACAAACAAAATAATCAAGGCAAGATTTTCATTGCCAAAAATAGGAATGGGCCCGATGGAATGATATACCCTATCTTTATGGATACATCGAATGTTAATATTAAGATATTACCCAAGCCCCCTGTCGCCAATACACATGGACAAACCCAGGTTGTTACTGCGCCTGTGGCATTGGATCCGGCGGCACAGAAGCAGTTATTATCAGCGAAATATACAAAACTAAGAGGAAAACGCAAATGAGAACATTGGAGAACATCCGCAGATTTAGACTATCAGATACCTTTATTGAGCCTTATAAGCAGCAAGAAGTACCATGGGGTCCGTTGGGGTATGTGACCTTTAAACGTACATATGCTAGACGATTGAATGAGTTTGACCCAGAAGCTACAGGCTCCGAGGAATGGTGGCAGACGTGCCGCCGCGTCATCGAAGGAATGTTCAACATGCAGAAGCAGCATGTGTTCATGCTTGGCTTGGAATGGAACGACAACAAGGCTCAGCGCACAGCAAAGGAGGCGTATGATCGCTTATTTACCCTCAAGTGGACGCCCCCCGGTAGAGGGCTGTGGATGATGGGAACCAAGTTCGTAGAGGAGCGCACCGCCGCAGGGCTATTCAATTGCGCTTTTCGCTCAACACGTGACCTTGCCACCAAGGGCGGCTATCTTTTCGCATGGATGATGGATGCGCTGATGGTTGGTATCGGCGTTGGTTTTGATACGGAGGGAGATAATTCGGTTACTATCAAAGAGCCGCAGTTCACTAACGATACGTTGGTCATTGATGACTCTCGCGAGGGCTGGGTAGATTCAGTTCACACTCTCCTTGATGGATTCTTTTTTGGTTCTCGCGTCCCTAAGTTTGACTACTCCGCGATTCGCCCAGAAGGTGCCCCCATCCGAGGCTTTGGCGGAACTTCTAGTGGCCACGGACCTCTCAAAGAACTACATGAAAACCTCATAGATTTATATACATCTAAAGTTGGTGAGCCTATTACATCCGTAGATATTGTAGATACGGAAAACTTGATTGGTCGTTGCGTGGTAGCCGGCAACGTGCGCCGGTCGGCAGCACTAGCAATGGGCGCCTACGATGATCGCCAGTATCTTGAGATGAAGAACGATCAGGAGAAGCTTTACCACCACCGCTGGGGTTCCAATAACTCCTTCAATGCTGTGGTGGGTATGGACTATACGTGGCACGCAGAGCAGTCACAGAAGAACGGAGAGCCAGGATATATCTGGCTAGATAACGCTCGTACCCGCGGCCGCTTTAAGGATGGGTTGCGCTATGATGACATTAACGTGGCCGGCTTCAACCCTTGTGTAGAACAGCAGCTTGAAGATGCGGAGTTGTGCTGCCTTGTGGAGACATTTCCTGCAAAGCACGACGACTATGAAGATTACCTTAGAACACTAAAGATTGCGTATCTGTATGGCAAGACCATCACGCTCTCTAATACACACTGGCCAGAGACTAACGCAAAAATGCTCAAAAACCGACGCATCGGCCTATCTCAGTCCGGAGTTGTCCAGGCTTTCAACAAGCATGGCAAGCGTGAAATGCTTAACTGGTGCGATAAGGCGTATGAGCATGTACAAGAGTTAGATCAAGAATATTCTAATTGGCTTTGTATCCCCAAATCTATTCGTATGACCAGTATTAAGCCAAGTGGCACAGTGTCTCTACTTAATGGTTCTACGCCGGGCATTCACTTTCCCGAGGATGAGTATTATATTAGACGGATAAGGTTCTCAAAAGATTCAGAATTGCTTAAAACTTTGTCTGAAGCAGGATATAATATGGAAGATGATGAGTACTCGCCTAATACCGTATGTGTTGAGTTTCCGATTCACGAACCCTACTTTCAGAAAGGAAAGAGATCGGTGTCGATGTGGGAACAATTGGAGATGGCAGCACAATACCAGCACTATTGGGCCGACAACTCGGTGTCTATTACGGTGACGTTCAAGCCCGAAGAAGCTACCCAGATTAAGGATGCGTTAGAGATGTACGAGACTAGACTAAAGGCAGTATCGTTTCTTAGATATGAGGAAACTGGATACGTGCAGGCGCCCTATGAGCCTATCACTAAAAAGGCATACGAAAAGTTAATTAAAGGGATTACCCCCATCCATCGATTTGACAGCGACGAAGGTGGGAGCGGAACCAAGTTCTGCACAAATGATAGTTGTACAATTTGAGGTGAGAAGTGAATTTTAATCATTTAATGGACAATAAAATTCTTTTGCAGCGATGTAGAAGAGATGGCGGTGAATGCTATTGGGCGCCCACGGGCAATATTCGCGCAATGGTCGGAGGACATGTACATGTAAGCATGTATTGCAAGAAATGTCAAGCTCGCGAGGAAGTATTTTTGAGCGAGACTTTATATAAAAAACAACAAAAGATTTTAGAACAAGAGGTAGGAAATGTTTAAACCAGTTAATAGGTATATTCAAATAGAATTACCAAAACCTAAGCCGCAAACAACGAGCAGCCTTGTGTTGCCCGATGATTATAAACCAACAGAGGAGCGCCACATCACAGCAGAAGTAGTTGCTTATGCTCCAGACGTTAGATTTAAAGATCAGCTAGTGATGTGTGGCGGACCGGGAACATCAGTTATCATAGATAAGTCAATGATTGAAGAAATAAGCACAAATAATGGTAAAATAAATGTTATTCTTGATAATTATGTTGTGGGAATTATTAACTAATAGGAGTAAACTCCATGGCAATCGACAAAAACTTTTATAACGAATCATCTGCTGTTAAGCTTGGTTGGGATCCAACTTGGTTTGGTGAGAAGTATTATGATGACAAACTGGTAAGAGCAATTAAAAAATGGCAAAAAAGCAACGGCTTATCTGCTGATGGCCTATGCGGCCCAACAACGTTCAGGCGTTTGTGGACTGAACGACAGGCAGACATAGATGATCACAAGCCAGAAGATTGTCATTATTCAAATTATATCGTTTACCAAGGCAATTTTACACCCATTGAGTGGGACAAGGTAGTCTTGTGGTCGGAGCGCGGCGGTCTTGAGACACCATCTGGAAACTATTATAGCTACTCTGGCCGTCCCAAGCGCAACATTCGCCTGTTTGTCAATCACTGGGATGTCTGCTTGTCCTCTCGCTCTTGTCAGCGTGTGCTTGACAAGCGTGGGGCGTCTGTTCACTTTTTGATTGATAACGATGGCACAATCTATCAAACTCTCGACATGCAGCACGGAGCGTGGCACGCAGGATCCGAGCGCGTAAACCGAGCATCGATTGGCGTGGAGATTAGTAACGCATATTACACCAAGTATCAGGCATGGTATGAAAGGAATGGCTTCGGCTTGCGCCCCCTAGTTGATGATGCCTGGGTCCATGGAAACAAGCTAAGA